GAATTGTAGAGAGAGTTGAGAATCGCGGTGATGGGACATCCCGAAGGTTGTGAATGAGTCCACATGTAAACGTCATCCCCGCAAACGTGAACTGAGTTAACAATTTCTTTCCACAAAATCCGTCGAATTTGGGCGTTTTCTTCACCATCATCATAAAAGTTGTTCACGATTTCAACAATTTCCGCAAGAATTTCCAATACAAGAGTTCCATCAAAGTTGGAAAAGTCTCCCGCAATAACTTTGTCACCTTTGCTGCGCAGCTTCTCAGCTGTTCGCGTCCAATCAAGAGAATAGACATTCGTTCCAATAGAAATTTCATTGTCAATTCTATTCTTGGCACAATGTGCAGCAAAACCGAGAAAGTACTTACGAAAAACCAACGTGTAAACCATAGGCCCCGCTGAAAAGACTCGCGTTTTTGCGACACGCACTTTCTCCAACGGGCGACGTTCGTCTTTCAAGGTATCAGTCCAAATGGTTGGTGATCGCACATTGTTTCGAGCGCGCTCAACCACGCGAGCCATTTCGGTCTTGATCTCGGAATCCAACTTGTACTCATCTTCTCCCAACCAACGCATTTTGCCAGGCAAACCATTCTTCTCTCTGGTCAAAGGAAAACCGGGCGACGATTTGCGGTTGATTGGTGCAAGAAATGGATCTCCTTCCACACCAGCCACAGCTTCCTCATCCGTTAGTACGCGCAAATGGTCTGGGTCCGCTTTGGTGTTAACAATGCGTTCAACATCATTGAGAGCAATAGCTAAACGCTGCGGATCCAATGGTGGCGGAGTGCGACCAGCTTTCTTAAGTCCTTGTTGCATGGGGTCAACCAAAACACCATCCACCATTTTTGGTCTCAGTGGGCTTGGAGCTGTAATGGGTTCAGTAACACGTCCGTGTACTGCACTTTCACGAAGAGCTGTCCTGGTTGGAGATGCAACTTTGTAAAGAGCTTTTCCGACTGGAACAAAATCACCTTCTGGCAATGTAATCTCCTCATCGAAAGTGGGCATCTTCAGCAAAGGGTCCAAGTTCAAACTCACTTGGGCATCAAGATGAAGACTGGCAAGACCACGTTTGATGTCATCGATGTTCAATGGAGAAGACATTCCAAATCCAATTTTCCCAGCAACGTGAATACCAATGATTTTGCGAGCAAGACCAGAATGAATTCCTATGAGAATAGCACCACAATCACCACCTTTCGTCTCAAGACTATACTGATAGGAAGATCGAAGTTTGTACGTCATTCCGCGTCCATCCTTGTAGGGTTTAACGATGTCAGAGGCGCGAATTTGCCCGTACTTCATTTCCACTGCGTCTTCAACAGGTGTAAGAAGACATCCATTGATATTCGTAAACTTCGTCATTTCTGCTGAAGATGCTATGCTTCCAGTAATGTCTGCATGGTCATGTACAGATTTCGGAAACTCAATTAAGAGCTGGTCTTTAGAAGCACCGTCTACGCCATTGATCTTGACCCAAGTGAGCTTTTCTCGAGGTATCACATGACCTTCGCGCACTTTGCTGTTATACAGCCGCACAACGTCTGCCTTGTCCAACAAATGAGACAAATGACCAGCGGTCAATGCTATCCGTCCAACAATAAAGCACACTTTAATTCTTGAATTCCAAACACCATCCACTTGCAACTCCAAGTTGTACATGTTGTTTACAATCTTCTTGGAGATTTGCATCGCATTAGGATCAGACAAGAGTTGAGCTTTGATTTCACCTTCACTCATAGGCTGGTAGTCATCACCTGAATCCATCTCAACGGACAAAGTCTGCTTCTTGCTAGTACGCACATCTCCAGAACTAGCAAGTTCAGTTTTAAGACTTTCCTTCTTCTTGGTATTCACATCACCTGAGGAAGCAAGTTCGGTTCTGAGACTTTCTTTCTTCTTGGTATTTACATCTCCTGAGGAAGCAAGTTCAGTTCTGAGACTTTCTTTCTTCCTAGTGTGCGCATCCCCAGAAGAAGCCAACTCCGTTCGAATTGATTCTCGTTTGCGTGTATG